ACGTTGCGCGTGTTGCTGAGATCCGCCAAGAAATCGCACGGCTGCAAATGCAGATCAATGAGCGTCAGGTTGTACTGAACGCTTACGGTGAAGCTATCGTCAATGCAGTTAAACCTGCTGAAGACGAAGAGCCAGAAGCGGAAGTGGTGCAGTAGACTATGGACGTGGGTTCGGTAACCGGATCTGCTCAAGTTAGTTGGAAGCAGATTGCTGTTGAAAAACAAGAGCGTCTGCGTACAGGCGCGGAAGGCGAACCCGTGAAAGAGAAGGTGGAGACAGTAATGCCTACCTTGTATACCCAGAAAGGTAACAAGATTGAGGCTACAGAACTTGCTCCAACACAAAGGGTAGATATCTCAGTCTAAGAAAAAAGGAGCTAAGTAATCATGGATTTACTTACCATAGTCACGACGGTCACGACGATTGTCACCATTGCATCTTTGATTGCCGCGAGCACCCCGACACCCAAAGATGATGAGTGGATCGCAAAGCTGTATCGCTTCGTTGATTTGCTTGCTATCAACATAGGTAAGGCTAAAGACAAGTGACACCCACTGAAAAAGCTATAGCGAAGATTGAAGCGCATGAGAAAGAGTGCGCTATACGCTACCAAGGTATTGAGCAGCGCCTCCAAGATGGGAGTAAGCGGTTTGATCGCCTTGAGCTAATGATTTGGGGCGTATATGTCACGGTGATTGTTGCAGTAGCTTTGCCGCAGTTTATGGCCTAACCATGATTGGTGAAATCGCAGCTATCGTAGCTGGCGTAAATGCTGCTACCAGTGCGATAAAACAGATCGCTGAGACCACCGACGACATCTCCAGTATTTCTAGTTTCTTATCGACTCTTGGTGGTGCCGAAGTCGAGCTTCAACGTGCTCAGAATGAGGGTAAGCTGTCAGAGGCGGATGCCGTAAAAGCGGCTTTGGCAAAAAAACAGATCCAAGACACCATGCGCGAAGTCCGTGACCTATTTACCGTAAGCGGAAACGGTGACCTTTATAAAGAAGCGATGGCTTCGATGGCTGAAGCTAGAAAGGCGAAACAAGCAGAACTGGCGCGTAAGGCCGCGGAAAAGAAAAAGTTTTGGAAAGAAGTTAAAGAATTCGCAGCGATTGTCGTTGTGTTGATATTTCTGCTGCCCATGACGCTGGCATTGTTACTGGGTTGGTTGACAAGGTAATGATGGCGTTTTTATTGGTTGTGGTGGTAAACGGTGAGCCAATAGCCGACCAGTTTTACTTTCGGGACATCACACGGTGTAACACGTTTGCGTACTATGTCAGTACGGGCAAGACTAAGATAAACAACCGCTACCAGATGCAAGAGAACATAACGGCTTACTGCATTCCGAAGCGGGTGGGAGCCAACACAAAAACTTGGGATTAGTATGGCAGCAAAGCGTTTACAAGAAGGAAGTGAATACGCCGAATACGATGCGGATGGGGATGGCGTTGTTACTGATGACGAACTAAACACAAGCAAAGAGCTACAAGAGCTACGTCTACAGCATGAACGTGCTGATGCTCAACGAGCCATGAGTTGGTTCGCCTTGTGGGGAATGTTGCTGTACCCGTCATTAGTTGTTGCATCGGAGCTTTTCGGGCTGGCGCAGGCAGCGACGATTCTAGGTGATATGGCCGCAGTCTACTTCGTTTCCGTTGCGGGTATACTAGCTGCGTTCTTTGGCGCCCAGGCGTGGTCAAACAGGAAATAGATATGAGTATCGTTGCATCGTTAGTAGGGCCAGTTACAGGGTTGTTGGACAAGTTCATAGAGGACAAGGATCAAAAGAACGCCTTGGCCCATGAGATTGCCACTATGTCTGAAAAGCACTCGCATGAGGCGCTCAAGGGCCAGCTAGAAATTAACAAGATGGAAGCCGCGCACAAATCACTGTTTGTGGCTGGGTGGCGGCCCGCCATCGGCTGGATCTGCGCATTAGGGCTACTGTACAACACCATTATTGCAAACATACTAGGCATTTGGTTTGCGGTACCAGAAGTAGATACAACACTTCTTGTCCCCGTTATGATGGGGATGCTCGGTTTGGGCGCTATGCGTTCATACGAGAAAGTCAATCAGGTAGCTAGAGAGAAGTAATGGGCGATTTAGTTGAGATGGTAAAACGCCATGAGGGCGTCAAGTCCAAGGTGTATTTGTGTACTGCGGGTTTTGAAACCATAGGCGTAGGCCGAAACATCTCAGAGTCTGGCTTGGGTCTATCTCCCGATGAGATTGACTACTTGTTACATAACGACTTAGAGCGTTGTCACCAAGAACTGCGAGATGCGTACTATTGGTACGGGGGGCTGAACAAAGCTAGGCGGGACGCTATGGTTGATATGTGTTTCAATTTGGGTATTACACGGCTGCGCGGATTTGTTAAGGCTCTAGAAGCTATGTCCCGTGAGCAGTTTGATATTGCTGCGGATGAATTTATGGATAGCCTTTGGGCCAAACAAGTCGGCAACCGTGCTGTAGAGGTAACGGAGATGATAAGGACGGGGGAGTATCGCTAATGCCTTTGCAGAAGTTTATCTTCAATCCAGGGATTAACAAAGAGGGCACCAGCTATACAGCAGAAGGTGGATGGTTCGACGGAAATCTAATGCGGTTTCGCAAGGGGTTGCCAGAAAAGATAGGCGGTTGGGTCAAATACATAACTGCATCTTTCAACGGGACTGGGCGCAAGTTGTTGGGCTGGACCTCTCTGGATGGCACAAAACTACTGGGGCTTGGGACGAGAACCAAACTTTATATACAGTCAGGTGCCAGCTATAGCGATATTACACCAATAAGGTCTACCACGGCTGCTGGGGATGTGACTTTTGGGGCCACAAACGGCTCTAGTTCTATCAATGTAACGGATGTCGCCCATGGTGCCGCTAAGGGTGATTTTGTTACTTTCAGTGGGGCATCTTCTTTAGGCGGCAATGTAACGGCTGCGGTTCTTAATCAAGAATACGAAATTGACTCAATCACTAGTACTTCCGTATACGTCATTACAGCAAAGGACACATCTGGAGCAACAGTCACTGCGAACAGCAGCGATACTGGGAACGGGGGTAGCTCTGTTGTAGGGGCTTACCAAATAAATGTTGGCCTTGATGTGTTTGTTTCTGGTACAGGTTGGGGATCTGGCGCTTGGGGTGTTGGCTCCTGGGGTTCTTCTAGTGCATTAAGCTCATTAAATCAGCTTCGGCTGTGGTCTATGGATAGTTTTGGTGAGGATTTGATTGCCAACGTGCGGGCCGGTGGAATTTATTACTGGGACACCAGCGCAAAGACTTTGGGTACAGATCGTGCTGTAAACATCTCAGAGTTGTCGGGCGCCAACTTCACGCCAACGGTTGCTCTTCAAGTTTTAGTATCGGACATTGATCGGCATGTCATTGCTCTCGGCGCTGATCCGATAAACGACAGTGCAACGGCAAGAACAGGTTCTTCTGACCCACTTTTAGTTGCTTTTTCTGATCAAGAGAACCCAGCCGAATGGTTCCCTACATCAACTAACACTGCTGGTTCTTTACGTTGCTCTGCAGGTTCACAAATAATTGGCGGATTACGAGCGCGGCAAGAAACTCTAATATGGACTGATGTTGCTCTTTATAGCCTTCAGTTTGTTGGCGCTCCACTTACGTTTGGCCTTAACCTAATCAATGAAGGCGTAAGCCTCATTGGTCCAAATGCACCAGTGAATACGCCATCAGGCATTTTCTGGATGGACAAGAAAGGGTTTTATTCTTATCAAGGAGCAGTTCAATCAATACCATGTTCAGTACATGCATATGTTTTTGATGATTTAAACGAAGATCAAGCGTTCCAAGTTTTTGGATTCCTCAACAAACAATTTGATGAGGTTGGTTGGTTTTATTGCTCTGCTGACTCTACGTCTATAGACAGATATGTCACCTACAACTACGTTGAACAGACGTGGGCTATCGGGAACTTATCCCGAACTGCATGGCTTGATGAGGGACTTGAGAGCTTTCCTCGCGCCACTGGTTACACCGATGGGAACAATTACCTTTATTCACACGAAACGGGTTTTGATGCTGATGGCGCGCCCATGGACAACGTGTTCGTTGAAAGCGGTGATTTTGATTTGGGTGAAGGAGAAGAGTTTCAGTTCATTCGTAGATGTATCCCTGATGTCAAATTCACAGGAGATTCGGGTAATACCCAATCGATCAATTTTGTTTTGAAGGCTAGAAACTACCCAGGAGATACTTTAACAACAGATCAAACTTCTTCGTTTACTTCGACTACGACCAAGATAAACACGAGAGCAAGAGGCCGACAGGCGGTTGTTCGCTTTGAGTCGGATGACAACGCCGACATGGGGGATCGTTTAGGGGTGGGCTTTAGAGTGGGCGGCACTCGTTTAGATTTACAGCCTAATGGTCGAAGATGAGCAGGATACTAAAAGGTACGCTACCTTTTGTCCCTGACCAAGGTGGAGTTGATGGGAGTACATTTAACAAGACGGTACGGCTTCT